AACTCCAATTACTACATCACTTCTAACAGCTATGATGTTGTCTATGGTGGCAGCACTTACCTAGCTGACAGTGGGCTTTTCAATGTTGATAGCCCAAAGAACTCCACAGTCGTTGACAGGGAGAGCTACACGATCATGGTGGCTGACTTGCTTGACGAGATGTTGGCTGAGTTCAAGATCAACGTGGTGGGTAAGCCTGTAGAGGTCTACTTGGCCTTCAAGGATACTAGTGGTAACTTATTGCTAACAGAGGGTGACGTAATCAAGGTCTACAAAGGCACAGTTGACAAACCCTCTATCTCTAACGACTTCGAGGAGAAGACAGCAACGCTTGAGGGGACTTCACCTATGTCTGACCTAGACTTGGTTAGGAGCTTTATCACTTCCAAAGATGGGATGGATCAAAAGAGCGACACAGACACCTCCTTTGATGAGGTCTATAGTGGCAATGAAATAACAGTGAAGTGGGGTAAAGTCTAATGTGGTTTCAAATCTTACAGGCTGTAGTCTTTGTGGCTTCAGTCGTCTACCAGAACAAAAAAGCTAAAGCACTAAAGGCTAAGCAGGAGGCTGCTGCTGACAAAGCTAAGGGCTATTCACTAACGGTAACGGGGGAAGCGGCTGCTGTTCCTGTGGTCTACGGTAAGAACTACCTTGGCGGGATCAGTGTTAAGCACAACATAACAAGCAGCTACAGAAGTGCTTCCCTTGGTGACAGCGACACATTCAGCAAGAGCTTCAGCAACATAACACGCTTTGGCACAAAGAATGAGTATCTTCATGTACAGTACGCGCTTTGCCAAGAGGGTATCGAAGGCGTAGTTGGCGTTAAGGTAAATGACTTGGACTACGATGATGGTACACAGAGGTTTACTCACATCATCAGGACGTTCAAGGATGGTGGTACTGCTGACGCTGTAGCAACAGCTAACGGCATTCCATCGACTAACACGTTTACTGGCACAGCCTTTGCGTCTGCTACCTTCAAGCTAAACCGTGATGACCCTCAATACAATGGTCTCCCACAAATGGGCTTTATCGTAAAGGGCCGCAAGGTTCGCCCTGTTACCTTCGACGGTAGCCTCTACAGCCTTGGTGCTTACAGCTACTCTAACAACCCTGCTCTGTGCTTATTGGACTACCTACTTAACGATGACTTTGGTCGTGGCTTGTCCACCTCTGAGGTTGACCTTCAGTCCTTCTACGAGGCAGCTATTGTCTGTGGCACTACTGTTAGTACAGGACGGGCTGTCTCTGGTGTAATCAATGGTGGGCCAACAACCCGCGACATCCCTCTCTATGAGTGTAACATCGCACTAAGCTCTGAGAACAAGATCAGGGATAACATTGAGAGCATTCTTAACACTATGGCTCTCGCTGAGCTAACTTGGAGTTCTGAGGGTAAGTACAAGCTCCTAGTTGAGTACCCTACAACAGCTCTTGAGCAAGGTGCTTTGGTTGACGCTAGCCACTACTTCACTAATGAGGACATCATCCGCAAGGACGTCAGCTTATCTTGGCCCAGCGCTTCTGAGCGGCACAACCAGATCACTGTCAGCTTCGTAAATGAACACGAAGACTTCAAGAACGACAGTGCCACTTGGCCTCCAACTAACTCAACAGCCCACAATACGTTCCTGACTGAGGACAACAACCAACCTTTCGTCAGTACCCTTACAGCAGATGGTGTCACAGACCCTTACCACGCTCTAGCTACTGCTGAGCAACTGGTTAGGGAAAGCAGGCAGTCTAGGACCGTTGACCTTACGGTTAGCAAGAAGGGCCTAAGCCTTGAGCCGGGTGACTTCATTAATCTTACTTGTTCAACCTCTGGCATCTCTGATGAGGTCTACAGGGTGGAGGCTATTGAGGTTAATGCCGACTTCACCGTAAAGCTTGCTTGCAGCTACTTTGACTACCAAACGCTTGCTTGGAATGTTAATGATGACATAGATTATTCGACAAGGCCTACTTTTGACTTTGTTGTTGAGCCTGTGGCTGACCTTACCTACGTTGCAGGGACACCTGATGTTGACAAGACAGCCGTCGCAGAACTCACATGGACTGCACCTACTGATGGCTCTTTCAAGTGCGTAGTCTACTACACAGTCGGTGGTGAGCTTCAAATACTTGGTGAGACCACTGGTGAGAGCTTCGTGATCCACCCACGGCCTGAATGGGCTAACGGTCAGAGCGTAACTTTCACTGTTAAGGCACAGACACCCCTAGGGCGCTTGTCTGAGGGTGTAGCTGTAACTAATGCAGTTGTAAGAGTTCCTGATGTACCAACCTCCTTCAGTTTAGCTGAGACACTCTACCAGACCAACAAGGCTTCTGGTGTCAAAGCTAGGGCAACTATAGGATTCTCTGAGCCTTCTGGTGGGGTAGTTGTTAAGGACTTCAAGGTTGAATACTACAGGGACGATGACGGCCCTACCTACAGGCTGTTAGGATACACAGTTGGTGAGACCTTCATCTTTAACGACGTCAGGGCTGGTGACTACCACTTCAGGATCACGCCAATTAGTTGGTTTGGTTATGAGGGAACACCTCTCGTGGGGACTAAGACTATCTTAGGTCTATCTGCCATCCCAGCGGACCCAACAGGCTTCACCAGCAAGGTTACTGATAGTGGCATCCTGTTTACATGGGACACGCCTAGTGACCTTGATGTTGTCTCTGGTGGTACTACTGAGATCAGATATGTTAGGGATGATGTGGTCACTCCAAACTGGGAGATCGCACAAGTAATCGTTAATAATATCAGTGGTTCTACTACGACCGCTACGCTTCCTATCGCACCCGGTTACTATCTTATCAAACACTTTGACAGTTCAAACAATGCTTGTGCTAATGCAGCGGTTGTTAAGAACTCCTTTGTCGGGCCTGATTACAACGTCATCACTACCATTGCAGAAGATCCCACATTTGCTGGGACTAAGACAAACTGCACAGTTGTTGGTCATGAGAAAGTCACAAATGGTGCGTTTGATACTGCTGCTGATTGGACTATAAGTAACGCAGACGCCGCTTCAGGTATTAGCGGTGGTCAAGCCTACGTGTTGTCAGCAGGGAACAACGCTGAAATAAGCCAAACCTTGGCGCTGATTGAGGGCAGGACTTATGACCTCTCCTTTAACCTTGTATCAGAAGTAGGATCTGGTTTAGCTTACTTACAGCTAGTGGGGGGCACGACACAGAATCTCGCATCACCCGGAGAGCTTACTACCCTTGGGGTAAACACGTTTACATTTGTTGCTGGAAACTCCTCTACACTACGCTTCATGACTTTCGCCAATGCGGGTCAATCGTTCACCATTGATGACGTGTCTGTAAAAGAGGCGGCTGATCCTGCACTTGAGCTAGACTTGGGTGCTACGACAATGAGTTACCTGTTTGATAATGACATTGACTTGGGTAGTGTTGAAAGCATCCGTTTGGTTCCTAGCTTAACTGCTTTGATTACAGACGGCGTAACTGTTGTAGCTGACTATGACCCTGTGGCTTCTATCACTCGCTTCGCTGGTCCTATTGTTAACGCTTCAGTTAGCTTTGAGGTTAGGACTACTGATGATGACCCTACAGGCTCTCCTACATGGTCTGACTGGGAGACATTCACAATTGGTAACTATAGGGCTAGGGCCTTTGAGTTCAGGATAACTGCTGTTGTAGCTTCTGCTACTTACACGGTGATAATCACTGATCTTTCGCTCACTGCTGATAAGGTTGATATTGCCAAACGTGGTACTTCTACAAGCAGTGCTAGTGTTGACACCACAGTTACCTTTACTACTTCTTTCTATGGTGGCATTGGTGGCACTGACGTCCCTTACGTTGGCTGCAACACTGTTGGTGGTTCAACCTCTGACATCATCAACATCACTAGCATAACCAAGGACGACTTCACTTACTCTGTCTACAACTCAGGGTCTAGGGTTGCTCGTTCAATCACTTGGCAAGCAGTAGGACAATAAGAAAATGGCAGGCTCCCTAACGGGGGCTTGCAACACTCATTTTAGAAAACAAAGGAGGCCACAAGATGGCTACAACAACAAGGGTCTTGGACGCTAACGTCAACGGGATCGTCTACACCTCTAATGCAAACGATGCACTGGAGGCATTAGACACATGCCACTCAGGAGCTACAGCACCAACTGATGAGGTTGCTAATGGTAAGCTCTGGCTGGACACATCGACAACGCCGGGTGTCCTGAAGATTTACAATAACGCTACTTGGGTAGCTGTTGTTAGCTCAACGACAGTAGATGATGCTGGTGGACTACTGGCAGCTAACAACCTTTCTGACGTAGCTAGTGCAGCTACAGCACTCTCTAACCTTGGCCTCAGTGCTACAGCTACAGAGATCAATGTGCTTGATGGCGTTACAGCCTCCACAGTAGAGCTTAACACAATGGATGGCATTACAGCCACAGTGACAGAGCTTAACTACGTTGATGGAGTTACTAGCAACATCCAGACGCAGATCGACGCTAAGTACACAGCGGCCACGCAGACCCAAGCGGCATGGGAGGCAGGGACCAGCACAACTGACAGCCTTACAAGCCCTGTTAAGATTGCAGCGGCTATTGCTGCTCTTGGGAGCATACCTAATACAGCGGGCGCAATCGGTACTTATGTTCTTGGGACAACTGCTAACAGTGACACTACGCAACCGCAGTACGTTCTAGGGTCCACTTACGCAGGCTCAGGCTTGTACCCTGCGGGCCTCGCATCATCCAGCGCCAGCGACAATTTAGGTAATGTGAGGTGGGATGGAGGTACATCCATCGCCATGAAGGATAACAACGTAGCAGCACTCAGTGGCACTTGGCGGGCTATGGGGCAATCGCCTAATGGTGGCTACGACGAAATGCCAGTTACATTGTTTGTGAGGATATCCTAATGTACTATAGAAACCCAACATTTACCGAAACAGGTGCGGTTGACTGCGAGATCAACCACCCGCAATACGGCTGGATACCCTTCACAGCGTCACCCACAGATAGCGAAAAGCACGGGCGCGACTTGCACGAGGCAATCTTAGCGGATGGTGGCATTGCAGCTTATGTAGCACCCCCTCCGCCAACAGAGGCAGAACTCCTAGCTACCTTGGCAACCCAAGCCCGCGCCAAGCGCAACGCTTTGCTAACAGCGTCCGACTGGACACAAGTAGCAGATGCACCCGTTGACCAAACTGCTTGGGCAACCTATCGGAAGACCCTGCGTGACATCACAGACCAAGAAGGTTTCCCTGAGACTATCGTTTGGCCTGTAGAACCTTAACAATATTGGCCCTGCTAGAAATAGTGGGGCCTTTTTGTCTTTTAGGGGTTGCGGCTGCTTGAGACTTGCGTTAGAAAATTACAACTATCCCGCACATAACATGCACGAAAGTTAGTGCATCGTTACCACACCAACATGGGCTTCGGCCCCACCCACCCAAAGGAAAAGACAATGACTTCATTCGACTACTTCTTCCTGAGCTTCCTAGTAGCATTTGCATTGCCTGTGCTGCTGGGCTTATCCACAAACAACAACCAAAGGAAAACAAATTGAACCTTAAAGAATACTCTGACTTCGTAGAGGGCAAGATCCTCACTAAAGGAAATGACAGGCTAGCTGAGAACACCCTTGGCCTAGTCGGTGAAGCTGGGGAGGTAGCTGAGAAGATCAAGAAGTGCTTCAGAGACGGTAAGCTAGACCGTGAAGCTGTGCAGAAGGAACTGGGGGACGTACTGTTCTACTGGGTTGCACTACACAACCTGCTTGGGCTATGCCCTGACCACACAATCGACACTAATGTAAACAAACTGAATGACCGAGAGACCCGTGGCGTAATGCGTGGCTCTGGCGACAACCGATAGGAACTAAAAAACATGAGCAATATCTTCCGTTCACCCATTGCAGAACAAATGTGGGACATGAAGTACCGTCTGAAGGAATACGATGGGACACCTGTGGACCTTACAGTTCACGACACTTGGGAGCGCATTGCTAATGCTCTAGCAGCTAAGGAGAAAGACCCAGAGCGCTGGGCTAAGGAGTTCTATGAGGCACTTGAGAGCTTCAAGTTCCTCCCTGCTGGTCGTATCAATGCTGGTGCTGGCACAGGTGATCGTAACGTGACGCTATTCAACTGCTTCGTTATGGGAACTATTGATGATAGTCTCAGTGGCATCTATGACGGCCTTAAAGAGGCTGTGATGACTATGCAGCAGGGTGGTGGCATTGGTTACGACTTCAGCACCCTACGCCCACAAGGGGCTGAGGTTAAGGGTGTAGCTTCTGATAGCTCAGGGCCTTTGTCCTTCATGGACGTATGGGATGCCTCCTGTAAGACCATTATGTCTGCTGGTACACGCCGTGGGGCTATGATGGCCACTATGCGCTGTGACCATCCTGACGTTGAGAAGTTCATTGAAGCTAAGCGTGACCCACTTCGTCTACGGATGTTCAACATGAGTGTCCTCGTGACTGATGAGTTTATGGCAGCAGTAAAAGACAATCAAAGCTTTGATCTGAAGTTTGATGGCAAGATTTACAAGACTATCAACGCCAAAAGCCTCTGGGACAAGATCATGTCCTCCACTTACCACTATGCTGAGCCGGGTGTTATCTTTATCGACCGTATCAACGAGATGAACAACCTGAACTACATTGAGACTATCGCTTGCACAAACCCTTGTGGGGAGCAGCCGCTTCCACCTTATGGTGCTTGTCTCCTTGGCTCTATCAACCTTGTGGCTTTGCTAAAGGATGACTTCAGCATTGACATGGACCTAATGAAAGCCACTGTCCGTACAGCA